TAGAGGTCCATCCTGTTATTAGCTTGCATACTCTTAAGCGCATTAGCAGCTTTCAACTGGAACGAAGTGGAGCACTCGAAGGAGAATGCATCACAAATATCTAGCATCAACTGATACTTAAGACACAGCAAGAACCCTGGCGGAAATCTACACTCTAAGTCTTGATATAGACTAATCTCAGCTAACCGCTGCTTCAAAACTAATTGAACAGGAAAATCTTGCTGAGGCAATGGCTGAACTACAATCTCTGTATATTCGGCAAATGGACGCATTAAGTACTTTGCAGGATATGTCGCAACACCACGATAAAGTATCGATGAATACTCCGTCTCAGTCATCATTTCACAGGCAAATACCAAATTATTACCATTACCTGGATTAATCTCGTAGGTAAATGACAGAATGTCGATCATTGGTTCAGCATTTACATCATATTGATCGCCAATACCGAACTTATAGCACTGTTGATTGGCCTTAAACGTGAAATTGATAACATTTTGATAAGGAGCGAGGCTTGTATCTGATCCCCACATGAGAATAATGTCATTCAACAACACTAATCCCTGGTTGATCATATACGCTGGCACATTCGCATTTTCTTGCGGTATCATGCCAGTTTGCAAGAATGCATCGGTAATCAATTGAATTGCAGTTTTCGACATGGTTAAATCACTGGTTAATCATCCACCATGGGCTCATGTGCGGATATTACATCATCACCTGGTTGCGCAAATTCATCGTCAACTTTCACTTTATTAACTCTTTTCTTGCGAACTTTTGGCACTTTCTGCTCTAATTCTTCTATTTCTTGTGACAACAAATCTCTTTTATCTGCCAATTTGGACATTTGATCGCCCCAATCAGCTATACACTTAAGAAATTCTGATGGGTCCTCACGATAGCCGCGCTTTAAGTAATCATCACGCTCGTAGAAATCACAGATAATGTACTCTTCCCAACTTTTATAGAGTGCGTAATGCTGCCCACTCTTCTTGGCCGAATCAGTCATCATGAGTAATGTAGGGTTAAAGATCATTTTTTATCCCCAGTCATCACAATTCGCTTCATCTTTGATGCTAAATCCGGTGCTTTATGCCCGCTATACTCAGGCTGACTATTCAATAATGAATTAAACGCCTTCGTCATACTCTTTTCCAACTCTTTACGATCTTTGCTCTTAACCTTGCTCATATTATCTCCAGTAAAAAGGGCAGAGCACGAATGCGCCCCACCCTAATCATAATATTAACCGATTTGACGAGTACAGTATTGACCAAAAACTTGCCAGCCGAAGAATACATCGAAACGCATGATGTCTTGATCGGTAACAGGGTTGTAGGAAACAGTACAACGAATCGAAATGTTGGTTTCTGGATCAGTAAATACTTTACAGTATGGTGCGCCCATCATGATTGGTGGTGGAACACACGCTAAAGTGAAAGCATCAGGGCTGTACGTGTAGTTATTAGACCACTGAGCAGCAGTGCCGGGTACAGTAATACCAACAGCAGATACGGCAGCGCTATCAGCAGCAGCAGTAGTAACGTTTTGGTAAGGACCACTAAGTACGATAGCAGGTAAGATGCTTACAGTAGCTAAACCGCTACCATCAGAGTTAACAACTTCTTGTACCACGAATTGAGCCAAGTTACCTGAACCAGTACCAACTTGTAAGCGGCTGATAGGGTTAAGGCCATAAACGTTAGCAAAGCTAATAACGTCACCAACATTCAATACGCCAGATTGGCTAGCGGTGAAGCCCTTAAGATTGATGGTCGATCCACTTTGTAGCGCGCCATTAACCAATGCAGTACCAGCAAATGTACCCGTGGTATGAATCGCTAAGTTCTGATCTTCAATGAGGTCATGACCTGCAACTTCACCTAGGCGAGCATATTGCGAAACATTTTCATTAAATGGTTTATTGAAGCTGTTTTGTAAGCTTGCGCGTAATGAACCGGCATCACCAGGATTGAACGTCATGTAGCGGCTATTAACTACGCCATATTTACGCTGGGTGGTAACACTTAAGTTGGGAGTGGCAAACGAGGTAATACCGGCACCAGCAGTACCAATGGTACGCCATACACGACTAGCAGCAGTTTGAGCACCAACAGCATCGATCTGATTGGCTAATTCTTGCGCTGCGCCTTCATAGATGTTGGTTTCTGGATCTTGTAGGAAACGTTGAACGTCAACCGATGTCAAAGCAATATCAACGTGCTTTTGATAGTTAATCGTTAAAGTATCTTGGTTTTCAATAATGCCCTGAACTTGTAGTTCGGCACCATTGTTGGACGTGAAATAAACTGGCTTACGAATACGTAAAGTATCACCAATTTTGAAGTCATTGCTTGCACCCCAAGGATTTACCCAATCACGGTTAGCAGTGTGGGCGAATGCTAAGCTATTGACGGTACGGGCTAATACGTTTTTGCCGATGAAATCGACGACTTTAAAATTATTTGCAGTAGACATGATGCGGGTCTCTAAGTTGAGTTTGCCGCATCACCTCCGGGATAGGAAAGGGTCAGCGGCGCGTTTTTAAGCGTTCTTTTAACTGACTTATAGACATCTCTTCAAAGCTCTTCGTCTTAACGCTAGCCGCCCCTGTACCTGCTAATTTCCCTGCGGAACTAATAGGTTTAGGTGCTGCGCTAACTGTACGTGGCTTAACTGTCATCTCTTCCATAGCCTCCAATTTGCCAATTTCTTTCATCACATTTGCTGGTTTCATCGATGTAAGCTCACGCAAGTACTCGGGATGCTTGCCTAACTTATATACAATGTCAGTGCCATACTCAGACTCCATTAAAGCCTCGACAATCCAAGGATGAGCCTTTTCTAACGACTCTTGCTCTGGACTGATGACGACTGCCTCAAAGTCTTTATACTTAGCACGTGCAGCCGGCAACTTAGTCGTTAAGTAATCATCTTTAATCTGATTAACGTAAGCAGTCTTACTCGACTCTTGTCTATGGTGAGATGTAACCGCGTTAATGACCTGATTCTTAAGGTTATTAAACTTATACATATCCTCCATATATAAAGGAGTATTACCCTCATAATCAGCAGCTCTGGGCATCTCAACGCGTTGCTTAGTATCAGGTCTTATTAGCCAGGTATCACCAACTATCTCTGGGATATTAGCTGGCACTGGTGCCTGATAACTTTCTAACTTCGCCTTGAGTACCCGATTCTCCTCATCAACTGACTTGCGCTGAGCGACTAACTTATTAATACGCTTTTGCACTGCATCTTGTTGCTCAGGATCTAGCTTCTTATCGACTTTCTTAACGACTTCTAAAATTGGCTCTTCTTCGACAACTTCTGATTCTTCAATTAAGTCATCCTCTAAAGCTTCCTCTATCTCTTCAATAGCTTCGACTTCATCGGCAAGGGCTTCTTGATCATCTACATCGTCAGGTTCGACACTATTAATAGTAGGTTTTTGGATCTCAGCTTTGAGTGCTTGAAAAGCCGCATCACTGGTGTCTGTATTGCCAACCGTAATTGATGCCAATTTCTTTGATAAATCTGCCATTTTCTATCCCGTGTTTTAAAAAATGATGTGACACGTTCACACTATATAAATAAGTAAGTTGCTACCCGCATTTATAGTGATTGCGTACACTGTATGTGCTTAAATTTACAGCAAAATATAACAACTTTCAACGTTATGCTCCACTTTACCCATTATTATGACCACTATTTAGTACTTTCACTCCACTTGACTACTAAAATGCCCTAAAAATCGACACTTTCACTCCACTTACTCACAGTTTATCTAACTGGTTAAACGTCCTGCGTTACTCACAGCCTTATCAACAACAGATAAATATTAATGTGACAATATCTTGCCTATCTGTAATCTATATCCTTAAACTAATGTATTTATTACAATTACTTGTTATTTCTCATCATTATTAACAACTATTAACACTTTGTAACAACTCTTGACATCTTTAAACAACTTACCTATAATTACTCCAACAAATGCAGTAAATTAACTTAACGCAAACATACTGAGATAATTATTATGCCAACTACTCCTCCGTATTACCTAGTCACCCCATGCCCCACATCTGACGATTACTACAAGCTCAAAGCCGCACAAAATATCAATGATCTAAAGTCCTCAATAGCATTGATGCATAAGATGATTAAAAAGGCCGTAAAGGATGGTCTAAATGGCCACTACTGCCTTTATTTTATCCATAACAACATCAATGATTTAATTATTAAACAAAAAATAGGGTAACGAGAATACAAAATGGACAGTGAAGATGAATTGCTATTAGATATGGCATATAGAGAAATAAACTGGTGTAAGGCTTTTAAACTTGATATTGAAATGAACAAAGATAAATATTTAAACATACCTGAATCTGACAAACTGAAATTAATTGGACACACTGATGAAATACAAAATACTGTTAAAAATTCGAGCTATAAATAACTTTCATGATAAATATTTTAACCATATTTGTTTGATTATCTGGATTGGAATAATTGCTGTTGCATCAACATACGTGAGTTTTTAAATGAGAGTAATAATTAAAAGATTAATTGCATTAATAGCCATGTTTATCTGGCCATTCCTAATGATCGCAGGAATTATATTAATAATACCCGTGTACTTATATGCTGTAACAATAGAATTAATGGACTTATTTTATCCCGATAAAAAGAAACCCAATAATTATAAGTTTGAAGATCACGACGACTACTACAATAGATTTTAAATTAAGGAATAGAGATGGCACGCGGACTAAATAAAGCAATTCTTATTGGAAATGTTGGCAATATGAATGAACTTAAAACATTCAACAATGATGGAAAGGTATTAGAGATTTCATTGGCAACATCATCAGGATATAAAGACAAGACAAGTGGTGAAGTAACGTACAAAACAGAGTGGCATAACATTGTATTTAATAACCACCTAGCATCAATTGCCAACTCATACCTATCAAAAGGTGCCAGCATTTACGTGGAAGGATCCCTCAGAACGACTGAATGGACCGATAAAGCCGGAATTAAGCGTAAAACCACGAAGATTATCGCTACTGACCTTAATATCCTCAGTAAAAAAGATGATAACGCAGTAACTGTAGATAGAACCACTACGAATGAACGTAGCCAATTAGAATTTGAAGACGACTTACCATTTTAAGGGCTTATCATGAACTTATTTGAAATAGCATCGGAATATAAAGCAGACTTTGACAGCTTAATGTCTATGGATGATCTCCCAGAAGATGTACTAAAAGACACATTAGAGGGCCTTGTAGGATCTTTTGAAGATAAGGCTATCAACACAGCGTCTTACATTAATAACCTTCTTGCTGAGGCTGATGCTGTTAAGCAAGCCAAGTTATCCATGGCTGCTAGACAATCAAGACTAGAAAAGATGGCTGCTCGTATTAGTGACTATCTTTTAGATGCCATGAAGGTCGCAGATGTTAAATTAATCAAGAAGTCACCATTATTCGAAATTAAAACAGCTCTTAACCCTATTTCAGTCGAAATATATGACGATTCCCTACTAGATCCTAAGTTTATTCGAGAAACTGTCAGTATTTCACCGGATAAATTGGCTATTAAACAGGCCCTATTGCTAAATCCAAGTGAAGAAATAGCCGGCGCTCGTCTTAAACAAGATTATCGATTAGTAATTAAATAAGGATTTACCATGAGCTATAACAGAGAAAAGATGGAAGCTGCGATGAATTTAGCCCTAAAGTCAATCTATGATCGTCATAACCCACCAATCGCTGACATTATTGAGTCGATATTTACCGCACTTATCTCATCTGTTAATCATTTTATTGAAGACGAAGACAAAAATGATTTAGTAAGGCAACTATGCGATGGTTTAAAAGAGCATTGTAGTATTACAATTAATTAAGGAAATAAAATGATTGAAGAACTTGACTTAAAATCAGTTTCTGAAATAAAAGAAAAGACTGCTGAAGTGTTGAAATTATTTATGGGATTTGATTTAGATCCAATGTCTGTTTTAGTTGTATTACAAACAGTATCATCAGGCATTGTTTTTGGATTAACAAAAGGCGATCTAGAAAAATCTTGTGAACTTTTTAATTTAATGAGTAAAAGTTGTTGCGAATCTGCTGAAGAGATGTGGGACAAAATGAACGAGAAATCACAAACTTTACATTAATTAAACGGAGATTGTATGGACACAGTTAACGCATTATCGCTTCAATACTATAAAACTCGTAGTGGTCACACGTGCAGAACCCTTAAGAATGTGTGTCATGCAAAATTAAAGAAAGTTCAATGTGTATTTATTACGAATGCAGGAAAGAATGGTGATGTGTTTTTTGTGAATCCAGATGGGTCACATATGCATGGCAATAAAGACTACGATTTAGTTCAAGTATTAACGATTAAAGATTTAATGAATCAAGACATTGTACCGACTAAAGATTATAGGAAAATGACGTCATGCCAGCAATAATTTACAACAATATAAATATGGAAAGTAAATGTATTGAGCTTCAATACACTGTAGACATTCTAAGATCGCGAATCAAGAATCTTGAACAGGTAGTAGAAGAATTGAAATGTCATGCTGATAATTTACAATTTAACTTAAATAGAAGTAAAGCTTGCATACTGGAGATGATATGAATATTTGGCAAAATATTATTGAACTTAGGGCGCATTGTGTCATGCTAATGACAGAACTAAAGAAATATAACCCTGTGAAACTTGAAATAGGAAAAAAGTATCTTTGTAAAAATGGAAGAAAAGTATTAATAACGGAGAGTTACAATGAAGACTGGGGTGATAAAAAATTAGCATTTATAGGGTATTTATACACGGATATTGAAGCCCCAATTGATAATATATCATCACCTCAATATTATATTGATGGAAAAGAGATGATGTATGGTTGCGAAAGTTATGATCTAATCAAAGAAATAACAGGAGAAGACAATGTTTAACTTTTTATTTTACTGTTCATGCATATTAATATTTTTAAAAGGATTTAACATAATAGATATTAGTTGGGGAGTTGCGAGTATACCACTAGCAATATCTATAGCACTTGTGATAATTATTTGGTCAATACTTGGATTAATGAAATTGTCAGACCTTAAAAGTAAAATGGTTGACAAGTACAAGTGAAGATAACGTTTCCTTGGTATTTACCATCATTTATCCTGATGATGCTTAAATTATTGAAGATAATTGATATTTCTTGGCTGATGGTAGCCATGCCAGTGCTATTTGTAATAGTAGTAACTATTACCATTTTGTTAGTTGCTTTCCTAATCGGCTTACTCTTCTATTTTTTCGATTTCTAATCCTAACAGCCCTACTCACCACCAGGGCTTCTTGTCTAAAATAATCGTCAATTTCTAGATATATCAAATACTTCAATGCGTGCACCAAATTAAGCTTTTATACTTCACCCCTATACAATCGCATAGGGGTGGTAAGATAGCGCATCTCTTGATAGCTTAAATTAGACGAAAACGTCATCCCAAGGGTTATTTTCTACAAGAATTGGTGAATTGCAAGATTTAAGATCATTTTTAGCCGCTTTCTGCTCATGTAGATCGGATACTTTTTTCGTCATGAGCTCAGCTGCCTTAACACTCTTCTCAAACTCAGGTGATGTGTAAATTGAAGAGGGCTTTGGCATGATATCTACCCAAGCGTCAGAATCTGCATTGTAATTGCGCAGCTCTTCCTCGAACCAGTGCTCTTGCCTTTTCATATTGCCAGTGAATTTAAGTGGATTTGATACGACAGAGTGAAGAAAAGAGATTGATTCAGCCTCTTGACCACGCCTAAGATGCTTAAAGTGCTGAGAACACAGCCAGGTAGATTCGAATTGAACTGACACAGCAATTGGGCATTGTCTACCTTCATGGGAAAAGCTGCAGGTCATATCTGATAGGGGTATTCCAACTTTAACTTGATTGTCTTGCTGATCTTTCATTAGAAATTCCTTTTCTTTGCGTTTGATTAATTAACTTCTGCCTTTCAACGGCCTTGTCTACTTCCATTTGATTCTGATAGGCAATATAGCTGTCAATGAAATAATTTCTGCTGTGGGCCCAGTCTGAGGCTCCATACATGCCCAATTCTTTACCGCCCATGGCCTTAACAACCCTTGCAGTGATAGGATCTCTGAATGACATGCCATTGCTAGCGTGTTTAGATTGCGCCATCACATGGCCCCACTGAATGACCGCGTTATCTCTGGGGTCGCCATTGATTATTTTGATAATATCACTAATTTTTGGACAAAATGTCCCATTGTTCCTCATGTGATGCTTAAACGATATTTCGATGTCGTCTATTGATTCACACTCCAAGCCCTCCCACCACATTGCAGCCACCCCCTTCGATATTGTCTTGTCGTAATATTCATGAACCATCGTCAATATGATCCCAAATCGCTCTAAATCCACATTTCTCATATTCTATCCTTGTACAATAAATGATCGACCACGCCTTACATTGAGCTTAACTCCGCGCTCTTTTCCTGCATCCACTCAAGGATCATGTTAGCGTTTGATTGCCCTTTTGCCGTCAAGCTACTCTTGGGCTGGTTAATTAATGCGATGAACTTGTCAACATTAACCGCATTTCGGCAAATAAGCTCAATATCGTTATATCGCGTGTTTCTGTCATTGATGCCCATGTGGTGATCTGACAACTTGCATCCATCAATCGCCATTTTAAGCTGATCAACCATGTAACCATCTTTCAGCCTAGCCTCAATTGCCAATCTCCTCTTAGCATCCATGATTGACCTAGGGCTAACCATTACATCTTGCCAATGCTTAAAGATTATTTGGGCAAATGAAACTTTCGATGGCGCCATCACAGCGGTCGAGTCTTTAGCTCGACAAACAGGTTTTGACAGATGATCTTCATTGTCATCCCAAGGGTAATTGTCATTTTCTAATAGAGCCTTAGTTTTTTTGCTCGACAATGTTGTTGACTTAGATTTTGATGTAGATTTTTCTTTTTCTTCTTTTGAATCTGATTGTTTATCTTGTTTTAAGTGTTGGTATTTATCTATATCTTTATCTATATCTATATCTTTATCTATATAGCCATCGCTAAGCATTGCTTGAGCATTGCTTAAGCAATGCTTGGAGTATGCTTCGACTATGCTTGGACTATTCTCTAAGCATGCTTCGACTATGCTTGTACTATAGTCTGAGCATTCATTAAGCATTGCTTGAGCATTACTCTGACTATCATCTTCAGCACTCCATCTTGCTCTAGCCCCTTTCTTTCCTCGTTCTACGTTTTTAGCGCATGATTCCTTGGCTCTTGCTAGGTCTCGCTCAATCCTTTTATGGTAAAGCTTGCCATCTTTAGCTATGAAAAATGATCTGATCATGACTTTCATATCATTCCACTCTTCAATATTTTGCCCAATGATCCTAGATAAGATTTTGTCATCGTCAGGTAGAGGTCCATTTGTCCAATAATCAAATATCAAAAGAAGGTAAGCCGCATGCTCTTGCCAAACTAATCTAGTAGTTCCACTTAAGTAAGCGCCAATATCAAGAGGTATCCAAATGTTAATTTTACTTGCCATAATTAATCCCTAACTTGTCTTGAAGCCCATGCAAGGAAAGCATTTTCATCAATGAAAATACGGCCGCCTATCTTTTTAAAGAATGAAATTGCACCTTGCTTATCTCCTTTATCTGCTATGGCTCTGATATTTCTTATCCCATTCAGACTTGGCCATGAGTGGTGTTTTTCCCAATCAGTCATCAAAATATAATTATTTCCGTCAATCTTCATACTTGCCCCCATTAAGTTACATTAAATTAAATACATCGGAGCGCATTGTAATTTAATTATATTTACAATTCAATTGTTATTATTGTGATTTAATCTTACATATTTGTAATCCATTATCTTAACTTATTGTATTTACTTAGAATCATTAAAATAAATAAGGAAAAGTGTTAAAAGATGTTACATTTAGTTAAAAATAGTGTAAAGTATGTACATGAATTCAACTTGAAAATTGACTGAGAAATGGAGGTTGAGCAGTAATGTTGCCCGATATCTATACCTTTATGTGCGACATGCCGATAGTTGCAAAGGCTAGAGCAAGATCCACAGTTGAGAAGTCTTCCACTGCTACCAATGGATTTTCAATACGCCACTACACTCCAGTAAAGACGGCAAATTTCGAGGAAGAGTTGGCATTGAGAGTATCTAGATGGCTAAGAATGCACGAGCTGCCTATAGCGCCTAAGGTCGCCTTAGAAGTATGGCTAGAGTTTCACCATAAGAGGCCGGCTAACAATAAGTTAAAGCATAAGGTTACCAAGCCAGATTGTGACAACATTGCTAAGTCAGTGCTTGATGCTCTTAATGAGGTCCTCTATCACGATGACAGCTATGTAACGGATTTACACGTATTAAAAAGATTCAACGATGTGCCGAAGGATAGAATTAAAATTTCATTTCAATACAGGGAAAAGGTCGACTGATGATTACACAAGATGAGCTGAAAGATAATCTTAAATATAACCCAGAGACTGGTAAGTTTATCTGGTTAAAAACAAAGATTGGTGGTGGTGCAGTAAAGGGTAAGATTGCCGGCACTAAGTATAACGGTGAAATTAGGATTGGCATTAATAGAAGACCATACCTAGCTCACAGACTGGCATGGCTATATGTGCATGGGTATTGGCCTAACACAATGTTACATATTAATTTAGATAGACATGACAATAGACTTGTAAATTTAAAAGAAACGGACAAGAAAATAAACGCAAGAATTAAATATTAAATAACCGGAGATTGATAATGTTAATTTATAAGAAAACTGGAGCATAAAATGAGTGCAGTAATAGAACATGAAGATGTGAAGAAAGAAATCTCTTATACTAATGACCAAATAGATTTAATAAAGTCTGTGTATTGCTCTGGAGCTACAGATCAAGAATTTCAACTTTTCTTAGCGATTGCGGAAAAGAAAGGCTTAAGCATATTAGACAATCAGATATATAGCATACAGCGTGGGAACAAAAGAACCATTCAAACCTCTATTGATGGATTTAGATTAATAGCTTCAAGAACTGGAAGATTGATCGGAAACAGTGACGCGACCTTTGTTGAGAAGGATGGGAAAATAATATCAGCTTCTGTAACTATTAAAATGCTAGTTGGTTCTCATGTTGCTGAATTTACCGCTACTGCTTACATGGATGAATACATGCAAGTATTTAATGGTAAACCTGGTGGGTTATGGGCTAGGCTACCTCGTGCTATGTTAAGCAAGTGCGCTGAGGCATTAGCACTTAGGAAAGCCGCACCTAATGAGCTAAGCGGCCTTTACACCGCAGATGAGTTGTCTCAGGCAGACTCAACCAGTACTAAGCAAGAATCATCCTACAAGCCTAAAAAAGTAGATCCATCCCCTAATACTGAAATACTCGAAGCTGCCTTTGATGTATTGGATGCTACGCAAACATTATTGGACAACGCGAAGATCATTGCTGGCAGTGGTCAAGTAGCTTTGCGTGAATGGTATAGCTGCCTAGATAAAAATCAAAAGAATCTAATTAAAGATCGCATGCAGCCTATCGCTGAATTAGCCAAAGAATTCGATGCTAAAGAGGACATCTCTAATGTTGACGCAGCTTAGTCCTTACATTCCCGTGGTATTTCAGTCTAAGCCAGGAATATGGAATAAAGGCGTAGCCATAGCAATTCTTGATTATTCACAGGAGCACGACCTTCTGTGGGTGATTGCTGAGGATAAGACGGGTGAAGTCTGGACTCTGAATAACAAGCTAATAAAGTTGCAGCAGAATATAACAATGGGGAGGGTATTATGACAATTAAACAGAAAGATATATCCGAAATAACCATAACTCATGACGGTAGGATGACGCTATCTAATGCTGCTAAGTATATTGACTGCTCGGCTCATTCACTACGTCTATATATGTCCCTAGGCATAGCACCGGCTTACTTTTCTATCGTCAATAAAGTGTATTTTTATAAAAAAGACATCGACGAATGGTTGGAGTTACAAAAAATTTCACCTGCATTTGCTAAAAGCAGAATAGCATCGCAGAAGAAGAAAGGACAATAATTAATGAATGACTGGGAAGAGCAAATGTTTGATGTAAAGCGTAAAGGAAACTGCAGTGAGTGCGTAAAAAGAGAAGAAAACCCCAAATCTGTATTATCAGTAACAGGCGGATGTTATACGTGCGATATTTTCCTAAGAGAAGACTTTATCAATAAATTTGCAGATAGAGATCAAAAAGGCGTTAAATTTGATGATAATAAGCCATCTTTTGCTTGTTTGCCGCCTGCTGGATTGAATGAACTTGGAAAGATAGAAGCTCTTGGCAAGAAAAAGTACGGCCCAAATAATTATCGCAATGGATTAACGTCTAGTCGGTTCATAGATGCCATTTTCAGGCACTCTATCGAATTTATGGACGGCAAAGACCATGATGCTATTGATGGCAACTCGCACCTTGCTAGCATAGCTTGGAACGCTCTTGCATGCCTGCAGGCAATAGAAGATCACCCAGAACTTGATGACAGGTATAGAAAATGAAGCATAAAAAAGTAACTCAGAAACTGCTTAAGGAAAACCTGAACTATTGCCCTGAATCAGGGTTATTTACCTGGATAACTTCACGTCAGAAAGTAAAATTCGGGAAAATTGCAGGGTCCATAACTAAGAATGGCTATGTGGTAATAGGATTAGGTGGAATGTCTCACTATGCACACAGACTTGTTTTTTTGTACATGAATGGTAGATGGCCTCAACATAGAATTGACCATGAGAACTCCTTAAGAAATGATAATAGGCTTGATAATCTCAAAAAGAGCTATAGGATTCCAAATAAATCTATAACAGGGAAATAAGATGCACTCTGCTAAATTGATCGCAATATCGAAGACATTAGGTGACTTAGAACACTTAACGCCAGAGGAATTTATAGTTTACACCGCCAGGGTGTCATCACCTGCTAACCAGGGTAATTTAGATACTTCAGTTAAATTGCTCAAGTATCTTATTACTCATGGACACTTCTCGCCCTTGCAGATGGTTACCGCAACCCTTGAGATAAGCACCACTAGAGCTATAAGTAGGCAGTTATTGCGTCATAGGAGCCTAAATTTCCAAGAATATAGCGGAAGATACGCCGAAATGAACTCCGAAATGGTCGAGCAAGAGTGCAGATTGCAAGATCCAAAAAATCGTCAGAATAGCGTTATTACTTACGATGAGGACCATTGCGAAAATTGGGACGAAATACAATATGACGTGTGGAATACTGCCATTGAATCCTATCAAGATGCTATTTTAAGGGGAATTGCCAAAGAAGTAGCTAGGTCACTACTTCCGGAAGGCTTGACGGCTAGTACTCTTTATGTCACCGGAACTATTAGAGACCTAGTGTTTTACATGAAAGCTAGAATAGGCAATGGCACTCAAAAAGAACACGAATTATTAGCAAGATCAATGGCAAGTGAACTAAGGGAGTACTTCCCAAATACTTTACAAGCCATGAATATCTAACTTGGTTCAGTGTCTTTTTTAAGCAATAAACTTCCACTAGCAGATGTAAACAATATTGCCAGCCCGGATGCAAAAGTAGTCGGGCTGAACTCTTGATAATCTAATAGTTGAAGTATCAAATAGGCAACAAAAGACATAAAGAAACAAATTCGAATAATATCTGCTGTCTTGTTGTCAGATGTTGTCAAAGCACTCTTTATAAATTCCATCATGGGTAGTAAGTCGGTAATAATTCCTTACAAGCCGCCTGTGACTTCACTCCTCTTCCGGAAAATAACAACATTTCACCAATTCTTCTTTCCTGCAAGTCTTCTACTGGATGCCTTTCAGCATTACACCATGGTAAAAAGTCATGAGAATTACCATATCCGTCAATATTAAGATTCTTTAGCAGTGTTGACCCAGATAATGCACCAATGCCTAAATTATAGGCAAATGATATTAATGCGCAGTATTGGCAGTCATCTAAATCGTAATCGACTAGATTGCTAATCTCATCGTATAAAGTACTAATCTTATTTTCTAAATCTAAATTAGCTTGCTGCTGAGTCCAAGTAGAACCTTTGATAATATTATAACCCGTACTGCCATAACCAATAGTCCACGGAGCATCACCACTAACAGGATCCGGATAAGCCTCTAACTTGCATCCTTCCCACTGTTGCAGCATTAATGTCGCATTCGTTAAATCGGTCATAAATCAAGCTCAATTGTCTAAATAATATATAATATTAACTTAATTTTAAGAGGATAATTCAAGTTATGGACAGAAAAAAAGTTAAAAATGAAATAATTGATGAGATTGACGCTGAATTTATAGCAAATGAAACATTTGGCGAGACTATTGCTGACAAAGTTGCTGAAATTGGTGGTAGCTGGTCATTTATTATATTTTTCTTTGCCGTGATGATTGGCTGGTGCGCTCTTAATTCTTTCGAGATTTTTGTTCATCCGATAGATCCCTTCCCTTATTCATTTCTCAACCTATTTCTGAGCTGTGTTGCTGCCATACAATGCCCGATAATTATGATGTCAAATAATAGATCGAGCGAACGAGATAGGATTAAAGCCAATTTAGACTTAACCATAGACTCAAAAAATGAAATAGAAATAAAGAAATTACATGATAAGGTAGATCATCTAATAAAAAGAACCTCTGAGTGATCGGTCAACAATTCATTACTGGATGAATATAAAATGGCGAAGAAGATTAGCAACGCAACTGAGAAGATTCTGTCCGAGTCTCCCATTAACTCGAAAAAAGCGAATGAAGAGCAGATGACGGCGCTTGCCCACGCATGCTGGAAGTACCGACTTCAAGGGTTTTCATACGTTGAAATAGGTGTAATGCTTGGATTCTCCACTGCAATGGTGAAAAATTACATTAAATCACTTAATGCTGAATATCAGATGGAGATCTGGGAAGATGTTGATTCTTTTCGCCAAGATCTAGCACTTAAGTTATTTTATATTGCTAACGAGACTTCAAAGCAATGGGAAAATGCCAAGAGCGACTTTACGGTATCCCCCGCTCATGTTGCATACCTAAAAAATACACGCGATGCCATTAAAGATCTTCGTGACTTGATGGGCCTAGACGCTCCTAAGCGCACAGAAGTTGAAGTTAGCACTGGCGCTGTACCTTACACGATTACAGTTAATCTTGATGGGTCCACTAAATAATGGCTAGCCCAATATCATATACGCCAACACCTACCGGCCTTAAATTTCATCTTGACCCTAATCGTGTTCGACTGCTTATTGGTCCTGTTGGCTGCGGAAAATCTGTTGCTGCTTGCTTCGAACTATTCAGACTGATGGCTTCTCAAGATCCTTCACCTGACGGATTTAGACGTACAAGAATGATCATTACTCGTGAGTCATACCCAATGATCACGACTACTACATTGCGTACGTGGAAGCAGCTTTTCCCGTGCCCTGAGACAGGACGAATTGTTCATGGCTCACCCATAGTCCATTATTTCGAATTTGGAGACATCAAAGCTGAAGTGGTGTTTATGTCCATCGAAAATGATGATGACATTAAAAAGCTAATGTCTCTAGAGAGTACGTTTATTTGGATGAATGAAGCTAGATTTTCCATGCTAGACATTCTTCATCATGCCGTAGGCCGTACTGGACGTTACCCATCTAAAGAGTTTGATGGTGTTAAGGCTACGCGGAGTGGTGTTATTTTAGACACTAACCCACCTGACAATGATCACTGGCTATATGACCAATTCGAAATTAAAAAGCCCAATAATTACTCCGTTCATCACTACCCACCAGCATTAATTGGGCATAAAGATGATGTTAATGGTTTAACTTGGACAATTAATCCAGATGCCGAGAATATTGCTAATTTAGGCGAAGGCGCTGATTATTACTTAAAGCAAGTTAACGGCCCAAGTGAAGAATGGATTCGAGTTTATCTTTGTGGTGAATGGGGAAGTACCATTGATGGTCGACCTGTCTACCCTGAATATTCCGATTCCGTTCACTTTGCACCAATGCTAAAGCCAGTTGCAAATATACCTATTATCTTAGGGTGGGATTTTGGACTTACTCCTTGCTGTGTAATCTCTCAGTTATTGCCTAATGGTCAATTAATAATCCTAGAGGAGATAGTAACGTCTTATATGGGTATTACCTCATTTATTGTTAATTGTGTAAATCCAATCCTATCTAGTAGATACGGTGACTTTGAAATCGAAGTATCTGTTGGTGATCCTGCTGGCTCAGCTGATATGGGCGGCAAGCTAAATGAGCGTCAGACCTGCTTCACCATCCTTAAAGATCATGGGATCAATACAATACCGGCTAAGACTAATGCGTTCTTACCACGACGAGAATCTGTTGCCAGAAGATTAACAACAATGATTGATGGTGATCCTAGTATTAAAATAGGCCCATTAGCGCCCATGATTAGAAAAGGGTTAAAGGGAGCTTATCATTACGAAAAAGTTAACATAGCCGTAGGTAAAGGCGAAACAAAGTACAAAGAAATGCCGGATAAAGACCAATATTCACACTCGCAAGATGCTCTACAATACATTACTTTGCAATTTGATAGTTTCAAAGCGCCAAACTCGTCTCGTACCAACGAGCACTTAATGAATCAACTAGGGTATAACACCCCGCCACGGAGATATTAAAATGCCAAAAACAAGTTATTTACTTGGCCAAGCTGTATCAGATGAAAAGCCAGATCGTGATTTAGATGACGATCAATTTATTTCTAGGTCCATTGAGCGCGTTAACGAATGGTTCGCGTACTTCAACATGAATATTGAAAACGCTAAAGAGGATATTTACTTTGCCGTCATTAATCAGTGGGATCAAAATTTATATCAAGAGCGAGTTCAAGAAGGCAAAGCTTGCCTGCAAATTAATTATATCTATGCCCTTATTGCCAGCTTAGTCGGCCAATATCGTAAGCAAACCCCAGAATTTAAGGTATACACGACGACCGATGAAAGCAACCCAAATGCTGAAGTAAGCCAGCCACAGATTGATCTATACGATGGACTAATGAGACAAATATTTTTTGACAATAAGTCAGAAATTGTATTTCAACAAGCCGGTGAAAGCGCGTTATTACGTGGATTTGGCGCCATTGCTGTTCATGTTGAGTATGAATCGGACATGTCCTTTAATCAAGTGCCAAAATTTAGGGCAATTGATGATCCTTTAACATGTTTTTGGGATTCCACAGCTAAAGAAGCAACTAAATCAGATAGTAAGTTTTGCGGTGAGATGATTACTTACACAATCCAGGAGTTTAACGATAAATTTCCAGATAGAAAGAAAGATTTTGCAGACGAAATGCCCTCTTCATTCCCTTCGACTCAGCTAAATAGAGAATCTGATAGCTTTTGGCGCTCTGAAGAATGGGTTAGAGTAGCAAACATGTATGTGAAAGAAGCTTACCCTATGCAGATTGCCCTTTTAAGCGATGGCAGATCACTAGAAATATCTGAGGCTAGAGAAGAGGTTAAGCTGCATCAAGAAATGATCTCTCGCGTTAAGAGCAAAGAGAAGAAGTTAAAGAAGACAATGACCTCTTTAGGCTTCGGAATTAATGATAATTCTTTTTTAGATACTCATGAAGCACTAGAAATTGTCGATACTAGAGATACCATCGACTACAAGATAATGAATTACATCATGTCTGAGGATGAGATCTTAGAAGAGGCTGTATGGCCTAGTAAAATAATGCCAATTATCTTTGTAGATGGCCATAGTCAATTTATTGAAGGCAAGCAATTCACCAAGTCTTATCACCGAACAGCTAAAGATGCGCAGAAAATAGTTAATTACACGGCGTCCGAAGCTATTGAGAACTTGATGAATTCTCATAAAGAACAGTGGATCGGAACACCTGAAAACTTCAAGGGTTACGAAGCAATGTGGAGAAATCCTTCATTAGCTAAAGGCGCTCTCGTAGCCAATAGAGATCAAGGAATCATGCCGGAGCAGGTGGCACCCCCTCAAATATCACCTAACTTTATGCAATTGTTTCAGCAATCCACGCAAGATATTAAAAACACATTAGGTTATTTTGAGGCAAATACTGGCGAACAAGGTAATGAAAAGTCAGGTGTTGCTATCAATAACCGAGCTAAACAAGGATCAATGGCTAGTTTTGTGTACTTTGATAACTGGGGCAGAGCTATTGAGCAGACCGCAAAGTGTGTAATGTCATTAATTCCGTCTCTTTATGATAGTACACGTAATATAACAGTTAGAAAGGCATCTGGTGATCAAAGCATCGTCAATATCAACAAGCCCAAAGGTGATGACTACGAAAATGATCTAACAAAAGGTAATTATGGAATTGAAGTTACTGTTGGCAGCAACTATGAAATTCAGAAGCAAGAAAATATGGACTCTCTTAAAGACCTTATGGCCACTCTTGCTCCAAGTAATCCTATGCTTGTTGGCGCACTGGCTGATCTTTATGCTGCTAATACTGATCTTGAAAATACGACTCAAATTGTAGATCGTATACGACAAGTTATTCTTGGTAAAAATCCTGCTGATATTCTGCGTGAAGAGATGGATATGCCGGAAGAACCTAAAAAACCTAATCCTGAAGATCAGATGATGCAGATAGAAATGCAACTTAAACAAGGTGACCTACAGTTGAAACAAGGAGAGCTGCAATTAAAGGCCGGAGATCAAGACTTGAAGAAAATTGAGCTTCAATTACAGCAACAAGAGATTGAATTAAAGAAAATATTAGCTAAAAATGAACATGAGAAAAATGTTATTGCAGCCGATAAGAACAATGTAGAAAGAGAAAAGGCCGATTTATCTCTGCAAGAAATAAAGGCAACTACTGACGCTGAACGATATCATAGTGATGCTAATATTGAAGTCGAGGGAATGAAACTTGCTGGAAATATGCATAAATCTATACTAGATGCACATGGTAAAACTGCTGAAATCCATAAAACCCATCTTCAAGGTCTACATGATTTCCGCAATAATCATCCATCGGTAATAGTAGAGGATTAATTGATATAATAGGTTGTCAGTTCTGAAAAGACGCAAGTTTTGCCATTCCAGTTTGGCATAAGCTGACAATTATATAGATATCAATATTAAGTTGTTATATAATTATACCGTCAGTGGAGGAGTCCATAATATCGACCATTCCTAGCGGTTGTCGATGCTGACACTCACTCACCTATAGCTAGGACTAAAAATGATCACACAATCTGAATTGAAAGAAAAATTAGAATATAATCCTGAGACAGGTAATTTTACGTGGAAGTCTACCAGTCATAAAGCTAAAATAGGATCGATTTCCGGTACTAAAACAGCTGCAGGATATAGAACAATAGGTTTGAAAGATAAACAGTAAACAGTATTTAGCACACAGATTGGCTTGGATATATATGTACAATGATTTATCCCCGCAAACGATTGATCATATTAATTTAATTTTAGATGATAATAGGATCTCTAATTTAAGAGCAGTAACAGGATCTGATAATATAATAAAACAACGTATTAGATGTGATAACAAGACAAGATCTAAGGGAATTTATCAAACAAAATACAATAAAAAATGGTGTGCAGCAGCTTGCTTGAATGGAAAGAGATATTTTTTAGGAAGTTTTTTATACGAAAGAAGAAGCTGTAAATTCTTATGATAATTTCGCGAAAAATAATCATGATGAATTTTATAAATGTAAATAAAGTTAAACCCCGGCTTGCTATTGAGGAAGACCCCCGGGGTTTAAATAATACTATTTGCGAACTTTTGGTAATTTATCACCGATTTCATAGCACATATTTCCGCCCATCGGGATTTTTACATCACGCATAGACATGCCATTCATCGATTCACCACTAACTGGTGTTCCCTTGGTTGATTTCATTGCATCACTCATGCCTTCACGGCCACCTTTTGATGATGCCATTTCTTTTGGTGCTTTCATTCTCATTGAATCTCTTGAGCCATCTTGAGCTTTATACGGAACTGATCCCATAACTTTCACCTTGTTAGTTAATGTCATTATTGACAATAATAATGTTAACACTCTATAATTACTTTATACAAACGGTCTGTCAATCTCCGATTTTGTACTGCCCACAACGAATTAAAGAGCCGCTGTGGGTTTTTTTTGCCTAAAAGTATTACTTTTTCTTAAACGATTTAAGTGTCTCAGCTAAAGCAACTTCCTTTCTAATCTTAGGCGATTTGGATTTCTCACCCTTTTCAAGTTTCTTTTCTGGTATCTTCTTGCCTTCTGGAACTTTAAGAGCCTTATGCAGAGCTCCTTTATCCTTGGTAGCATCAGCTATCCACATTTTCTTGTCAGCCATTATTAAGCCCTAATAAATATAACAATCTCGCCCAGATCCCATCTAGCTTTGGTTCCGAACTAATTACTTTCCCAAATCGTTCACTATTTCTGATACTGGCTCCGCTACAGCTTCTATAGCTGCTAATGCTGGCGTAATAACTGGGGCTTCAGCAACGGCAACAGCCTCAATTACTGGAGCAATATCATCAATAATTGGCGCAGCAGCAGCAGGAGCGATTGATTTAACACCAGCAATAACAGTATTAACCAATGAAATGGCGTCTAGACCCTTAGCTTGTAGCGCAATATGACATACAGCAGATAATGCACTTTCTAATTCTTCACTTAATGTTAAAAAACTCATTTTTACTCTCCAGTTTTGAAAATAATATTATACAATTTTATTAAGAATATTTAACTACAATACTCAGTCACTATAACTATACCAGGTGCTCCAGATGCGGCAGTGCCATTTTGCGTTCCAGATGCTCCACCACCATAGCTTTTTCCTGCATTTCCTGCCGACCCTGATGCTGCGCCTTTGCAAGATAATCCATAAAAAGAAGCGCCACCAAATCCAGATCCTTGACCATTTGTTGTAAATTGACCAGGGCCACCATCACCACCCGGAATTGCCATAATTAACTTCCCACCAGCTACACTACCAGCTGCGCCACCGCTTCCTCCTGGAGTAGATGCGACAGTTATCGATACCCCTATTCCACCTCCAGTTGTCACAACTAAAGTTGAAACGGAAGTTGCAACCCCTGCATTACCGGCAGTTCCTCCAGTACCAATTGTTACTGTTTGTGAAGATCCAATTTGCGCAGCAGTAAATAATCCTTTTGTATAAGATCCTCCGCCAGATCCAGAAGAAATGTTACTTGCTCCAGTAGTAACTCCACCACCACCACCACCAACAGCTTCAATAATACAATAAAGCATTCCTGAAGTTGGCGTGTATGTTCCACTAGATGTAAACGTTTGAGTGTTAACTATTTGAAGTGCCGTACCAATTCCAGCTTGCCATGTAGGTAATGCGCTAGTGCCATTAGACGTTAATACTTGGCCGCTAGCTCCTACTGAAGCAATAGATTGTAACGCTCCTGTTGAAGTTGTGCCGCCGCAAATTACTGAATATGCAGTAAATGAAGCATCTCCTGTACCGCCACTACCTACTGCAATAGGAGTTGAAAAAGTAGTAGCACCAGCAATGGTCTGCGCGCCCTGAGTCATTACAAATGATGCGTTTGTTCCAGCGTCTGGAATCGTATAGTTTCTTGCTCCAGCTTGTGGAGCTGTCAGCACACTAGTTACTGTGTTCCCAGTATTATTACTAGCATAAAATAAAGTATAACCAAAACCTGATGATGTAGGATTAATAGCTAGAGCACCACCGGCAGATCCTGGAGTTCCTAAAAATACTGTATTAAAACTACAGGTCCCACTTGAATCTCTAGATGCCAATGTTGATGCCGTTGCCGATGAAGAATATGCTAATGATGCCAATTGGCTACTTCCATTAGTAACGACAGCAGATGATGCAGTTAATCCAGAAGTAGTAATCGTCCCAGTTAAGGTTGGACTAGACAATGATGGGCTAGTTAACGATGGTGATGACCCAAACGAAGTTA